TAATGACCGACGAAGAGATTCTGGAGTCTCTCAGCCGGTACATCCCCGAGGCCCCAGACCCTGCGGTCGAGGAGGTCAGCCTTGACGAGGACGATGATCCCTTCTTCCAGACGCTGAACACCCTCACCCAGCCGACGCTCCCGCCAGGCGAGGCGGGTATGTGGGCAGACTTCGCTGGCGCGGGGACAGTTGAGGCGGCGCTAGAGGGAGTGGTAGGGGTTGGTGCCACAGAGTACGACCCGGCGATCATTGCCCAGCACAACGAGGCCCACGGGACTAACTACACCCCAGCCGACGTGAATGAGGTGAGCCCGGAAGATATTGCCGCCGCCGATCCGTTTCTCTATGAGGCAAGCCCTGTCTGCAAGAACTTCTCCAAGGCGAAGCGACTCGCGAGCGCGAATGATCTCGATCGCAAGTCTGCGGAGACGGTCGCGAGGGTGATCCGGGTGGCCCGCCCGCCCACGGTGGTAGTGGAGAATGTCCCGGCGTATGCCGATACGGCTCTGCTCAAGAAGATCACCGACTCCCTGGACGCCGAGGGATACGCATGGGATGTAGTCATCCATGACGCGGCCGACTATGGGGCACCGATGACGCGAGAACGGATGATAATTCGTGCGGTGCGTGATGGTGACCTGCCACCCTTGCCTGAGAAGAGCCCCCCCGGTGACTGGTGGGCCGCGATTGAAGACTTGGTTGACGGCGCTCCTGACGCGCCGTTCAGGGGCAAGACGGATGGTGCTGAGAGCAAGGAACTCGCTGGCCTGAAGAGACGGATGGAGTTGTTTGCCAAGAGTGGCGGGCGACAGGGGCTCGACCCAGACCAACACATCATCACTATGGGGGGCTGGGCCGCTGCCCGGAACCCCGGCAAACCCGCACCGACACTCAAGGCAACGCCCAGAGAGGTTCCCCGCATCCTGATGTCTGACGGCACGGTGAAGCGGGTGACCCCCCGGATGATGGCCCGGCTGATGGGGCTCCCTGATTCTTACCCCGTGCCCGAGCATCACGGTCTGGCGAAGACGGTGCTGGGCAACGGTGTGCATGGGGCGACCACGAGGGCGCTCATCCAGCCGCTGGTGGATCGGTCGAAGTCCCAGCCCCCTGCTCCCCAGGGCGACTTCCTCCGAAGTCTATTTAATAAGCCTCCGCCCGTGTCAGCAGAGCGTGTAGCTCGCCTTAAGGAAAAGCGGGCTGCACTGATTGAGCGAGGCTTTCCGGCGAGGATGTTCCTAGGCCCGGAACCTGTAGAGGTGACCGGCATAAGCTCCGGCGGACGGAAAGATGCTCCGCCGCTTGAGCCTACGCTAGAGAACCTGGACTCAATGGGCGGGCAGGTAAACATTCGCGACTCCAACGGAGAGTCTGCAATCGCGCTTGTCGATCAGCTTGAGTTCGCCCCCACCCCCCGCGCCGAAGCCACCACCCTCGGGCAGCCCGCAAGGCCGGGCACCCGTGGCTCGCTCACCTATGCCGAGGACTTGTCCAAGACGGTTCTGACTCTCTCGGAGTCTGAGAACCTTTCGACGGCCCTGCATGAACTCGGGCACCTCTTCTTTGTGATGATGGTCAAGGATGCCCAGACCGAGGGCGTGCGCCCAGAACTCCAGAGGGACATGGAAACCGCCTTGAATTACCTGGGGGCTTCCTCGGTGCGGGATCTCATCAAAGACCCCGAGACTGGGCAACTCAGCGAGCAGGGGCGCGAGTTCCATGAACGCTGGGCCCGTTCCTTCGAGGCGTACCTGCGCGAGGGCAAAGCGCCGATCCCTGAACTCCGTGATGCGTTCCGTCGCTTCCGCAGTTGGCTGATCGAAGTCTACCGGCAGATCAGGGGCCTGAACGTCGAACTCTCCGATGACATACGGGGAGTCTTCGACAGGTTGCTAGCCACCGAGGAGGCGATCGCGGCAGCGGCAGCGTCCAGCCCGGCCCAGCGTGCGTTTGAGTCTCAGGAGCAGTCTGGGCTCTCTGATGCAGAGTATGCCGCTTACGAGAAATCGTTCCGCCGCATATCGGACGAGGCTGAAGAGAGACTGATCGCCCAGGTGCTTCGCGAGGAGGCCCAAGCCGAGATCGAACGAGCAGGGAATCGACGCGACCAGGCACGCGAGCAGGCCGAGGTAGACGTGAGGGCCCGGCCGGTTGCTCAACTTCGCTACTGGCTGCAACGTGGCGAAACCATTGCCGAGGGTTCGCCAGCGGCAGGGCTCCCTACAGAGGGCAGGAAGCTCGACACGGCAAGGGTGGCGCAGATCTTGGGGCGTTCCACCAAGGACGTGCAGCGGGTTATGGGGGGCACCGGGCAGTACGGCATGACCCAGCACGGGGGGCAAGAGCCGGGCATTGTGGCCGAGCTTTGGGGGTTCTCTTCTGCCGAGGCGATGATCCGCGCTCTCTACGACTCGAGTGGGATCGAGCAGGAGATCGAAGCGGAGACAGAGCGCAGACTACGGCAGGGCCAGGGCGATCCCTTGCGCGACGGGTCGATTCATGCCCGCGCCCAGGAGGCGATTGACGGGGACGCCAAGGCGAGTTTCCTGATGCGCCAGCTTTCTATCCTGGGGCACCGGGCGGGTATTGCGAAGAACCTGCCGCAGAAGGTGCTGAAGGACGCCGCCGAGCGAATCATTGACGGGAAGGCCATTCGGGACATCAGGCCCGGCCTGTACCGCGCCGCCGAGGCCAGGGCTTCCCAGGAGGTGCTCGATGCTGTGGCTGCCCAGGACTGGGCGGCAGCGCACGCGGCTGGCCGGCAGCAACTCCTGAACCACTACCTGGCGAAGCAAGCCGAGGCCATGAAAGCCGAGAGCGAGAAGTGGCGACGGTTCTGGTCAGACTTCAACAAGAAGGCACTCCGCAAGCGGTTGGCCCAGACTGGCAGCGGATACCTCGAGGCTGCGGACTCACTTCTCGATCGGTTCGACATTCGCCAACTCTCGAACAAGCAGGCCAATATCAACCTCGGTGAGTGGATGATGAGTATCCTCAGCAACGTCGATGCGTACAACAAGGCGCTAAACGGCGAGGACGGGAGCACGGGGACGATGCTCCCTGAGCCGCAGTTCGCCTTCAGGGAACTCGCCTTCGATACCGAGTACCGCAAGCACTGGCGGATGCTCACGGTGGCCGAGGCCAAAGAACTCACCGCTGCACTCTCCAATATCAAGCACCTCGCGCTGCGAGAGTTGACGATCAAACTGGAGAACGAGGAGCGGGAGTTCCTGGCGGTTCGCAACGAAGCGACGGCGCAGATCACCAAGACCCGCCGCAAGTTCAAGCCGCCGCCGATAGGCGCACGCAATGACCCGGCCCATACGCTCCACTCCTGGGCGGCAAACTATTTGGTGGATCACCGAAAGCCCACCTCTCTGCTCCACGAGATGGACGGCGGTTACGATGGGATAATGACCCGGCTCATTGTCCACCCGATGGACGCAAGCCACGCCAAGGAAGAGGCCATGCTCCTCGACGCGGGGGAGAAACTCCAGGCCCTCTTCGCCCCCTATATCCGTAGCGGGTTCTTTGAACCAGACGCTTGGAAGCGGAGCCTCGACATGGGTGGGGTGGTGAGTCTGACAGCGAAGGCCCTGGACAAGAAGAGCCCACTGGCCCCGAGGATCACGGACAAGAAACTCGTGCCCGGCACGGCCAATATCGAACTCTCCCATTTAGAGCGCATCATGGCAGTGATGAACATGGGCAACGCCGGGAACATGCAGAGGCTCGAGGATGGCTACCACTGGAACCGTGAAGAGATGCGGGCAATTCTGGCAACCATGCAGAAGCCCGATATGGATTTCATCCAGGGGGTTTGGGACTTCATCGAGACATACTGGGAAGAGATCGCCGCGATTGAGAAGCGGCGCACCGGGGTCAAGCCCGAGAAGGTCAAGGCCATCGAGATCCAGACCCCGTTTGGGACATACCGGGGCGGGTACTTCCCTGCCGTCTACGATGGGGATCAGCTTGCGATTGCCACGACCAACACTGACACTTTTGAGGCTTACCAGGACTTCCTCGCCGCCCAAGGCAGAACGAAGACCCAGGACAGTTTCACGAAGGCCCGCGCTCGCAAGGTCAAGAACAGGCCCATGCGGCTTGATTTCGATGTGATCTTTCGGCATGTGGGGGATGTGATTCACCGGCTCTCGTTTGAGGATTGGGCAGTCAATACCGGCAAGCTCTTGGCCGATCAGCATATGGCCCAGACGATCCTCGAGATGTATGGCCCCGAGGTATGGAGGGCCATCAAGGACTGGCACGCCGATGTAGTCCGTGGCGAAGGGCAAGGGGTCACTACTGCGACGGAGAGGCTCTCGGGGTATTTCAGAACCGGCATGGCAGTGTCCTCAATGGGCATGAACCTGGGCACGTCAATCCTCCAGCCCTGGGGATTGTTCAATGCGCTGAAGCCCTCCAATCTCGGGCCCAAGTGGGTCGCGAAGGGTTTTCAGAGTTGGTGGCGGGACTTCGATAGTGCGGAGGGGCAGGCTCACATGATTCGCACTATTCGCCATATCCGCGAGGTGTCTCCGACCATGCGGAACCGGCTCTCGGCTGCCGCCTCGAATACGCGGGAGATGCGGGAAGTGGCGAGCCAGTTGAACAAGGAGGGGGTTCTGGGCCCAGTGCGTAGCAAGTTCTTCCTGCCGATAATTATGATGCAGGCGACGGTGGACATACCGATATGGCTTGGCGCATACGCGAAAGAGATGCAGACCGGGAGCGGCGAAGAGTCCAAGGCGATCGCGATGGCCGACAGGATGGTCATCAATACCCAGGGCAGTGGCCGCATTGGCGACCTGTCAGGAGCCCAGCGTCAGCAAAAGGTTCTAACCCTGTTCATGTCATTTATGAATACAGTGAACGACCAAGCCGCTCTGGACATCCGCTGGGCCAGGAGCGGAAACATCAACCCCATGAAGCTAGCCCTAGGACTGGCCTCGCTCTATATGCCATACGTTTTTACGAAGATGATGCAGGACTTCCTACGCGACTCCTGGGACGAAGAGGAAGACGATCCGTGGCCTCTCTTTGCTCTAAAATACGGAGCGGGAGCAATAGCGGGGGGGTATTTCGGTGGGTTCACAGTAATACGAGAAGGCACCGGGATGATCGAAGGGTTCGACTATCGAGGCCCAGCGGCTCTGGGCATCGTTCCCAAAACCGCCGCTGCCGTGAAGGTACTCCTGGACGAAGACCCGATCGATGATAGGGGAGTGACTTCGCTCATCATGGCGACCTCTGTAGTCGCCCGCGTGCCTGGCGTGCAGCCCAAACGCTGGTACGAGTTGTGGATGGAAGACGAAGACATAGACCTGGGCACCATTGTCTACGGCCCAAGGAAGGACTGACCAATGACAATCTCCACAGAATCCACGCGCGTGGAGTACGACGGGGACGGCGGCACCAAGCCGTTTGCGGTTCCCTTCAAATTCCTCGACAAGGTTGATCTGGTGGTGCTGCTCCGCGACAAGGCGGCAGGCACGGATGTGGTGCAGACGCTGACCACGCACTACACGGTCACGGGCGCGGGTGCAGCCAGTGGCACGGTGACGTTCGTGACGGCCCCGCCCACCGGCCAGCGGGTGGTGATCTACAACGACCCAGACCTGACGCAACTGGTTGACTATCAGAGCGGTGACACGTTCCCGGCCGAGACACACGAGCAGGCGCTGGATCGTCTGACCTTGCAGCAGAAGCGGACGCGGGAATTGGTGGAGCGTGCGCCTCGCCTTCTCGAGGGTGACCTGAATGACGGCACGGGCACGTTTGACGCCAACCTGAACAGGATCAAGAACCTGGGCGTTCCTACTGCCAATGCGGACGCAGCGACAAAGAACTACGTGGATTCAACGGTCACGAATACCGTGGGCCCAATCCCTTCCGGCGGCACCTATGTGACAGCCACCGGCTCGACCACAGCGCGCACGATCTCCGACCGCTGGGCAGAGGTGTTCAATGTCAAGGACTACGGTGCGGTAGGGGACGGGGTTGCTGACGATACCGCAGAGATCCAGGCGGCTATCGACGCTGCTGGGGCATACGGTCACGTCTATATCCCGTCTGGGACTTACATGCTATCGGATTCTTTGAAGGTCTTTAAGAACATACGAATGACCGGCGAGGGGATTGACTCAAAACTCCAAATGCTCCCCGGCAGCACAATGACAACACCGGGGATGATCCAACTGCCCAACACAATCAGCACAGACGGGTGGGCGACCAGCACCGCATACGCCTTGCAGGACTTTGTTTTCAACCCGGTGACGTTCGAGAATTATGTCTGCATTACTGCCGGGACTTCCGGGGCGACGGCCCCCACGGGCACCTCGGACGTTTCGGATGGGGTGTGCCAATGGCGCTATCTATTCACGGCAGCCAGCGCAACCAGCGCGACTAATGTTGCCAACCGCTCCAGGATTGGACACTTCTTCCTTCATGGGAATAGCGTTGCCAAGTACGGGATTCTGGGGGTGACGAATCACACCTCTTTTATCGACTTGGTGATCCAAGGTACAACGGTGGCGGGCATACGCACGGGGTTTGGGTGGTGCAACTATCTTGAGCGGGTAGAGGTGTCGTATACGAGTGGCGACGGCATCCAACTCATGGACAGCAACAACAACGAGACAGAGCTTAACTCCTGCAAGGTGTTTGCGAATGACGGGATAGGCATCCGGGTGAATGGGTACTCCGCCCTCAAGCTTGTCAACTGCTTGATGGAGTTCAACAAAAAAACAGGCTTCTATTCAGCCATAGGCGGCAGAGGTCTGCATATTGATACATGCTATTTCGAGAGCAATTCAGAGGACGGTATTACCTTCGCACAGCCCCTGCCGTACACGGGTGGCACGTCTGACGTAAACATCAAGGCCGATATTATTTTGAATGGTTCCGCGTCAGATACTCAGACAGCGCGGGCATACCTCAACCACGGGGTAACCGTAAGCAACTGCTACACGCTTGCGCGCTATGACAATGCGCCCACGAATGGGTTTTCCTTTGTCATGGCCCCCTCGGTGGATGGGTTGGTACTCACGGGCAATGCCGTGGGGGATTCGTCAGTGGTAGACGCTGCCTTGCTCGGTACTCCGGGGCACCCTGAGACAAACGCGGCCGGTGTGAATGACGGCCTTGGATCCCCCACCGGAATGACGGCAAACGGTAATACTGGGTTTGCCTCCACTCTGGAAGTGTCATCGGTGGGGAATCTTGGCCTAAACCATATCGCCGCCTACGACCACCGTTTTGATACAGCACTTAATCGCAATATTGCGGTAACCGATATGGGCAAGTGGGGGGTAATCTCTGCGAGCAACGGGGGGACGTTTACCCGTTCCGCCGAAGTTTTTACGCCGGCCCCGAGACTTCCCGTATATGAGTTGGCCTGGGCGACTGCGAATGGGAGTCACCTGTTTGGGTACACGGTAGACGCGGCCGACTTCCCTGACCTCCACAACAAGCAGATGATTATCGGGTGCTGGGTGAAACACCCGTTCTCTGGGAATGGAAATATCGCGCCCTACTTCAAACTCGGGGCCTCGGCCAATATAGCACTAACCTCGAGTCACTCTTCAGATACGTCGTGGCGGAAATGGTTCTTTCGCTTCAAGATGCCAACCACGGGCACAGTGGGTTGGTCTGTGCGGAAGATTGGTGCGGCTGGCACAGTCCACGCGGCAGCGCCGATCCTCTGCGAGTACGGCGCGGACACGGAGCTACTCCTGTCCCAGGAGCCGCAGTTTACTGGGGTTACTTGGGGATCAGCCGCACCAGTGGCTGGGACGTATGCTGTGGGAAATATCGTCTACAACACAGCCCCCACAGCGGGCGGCACGATAGGCTGGGTCTGCACTGTTGCAGGCACCCCCGGCACCTGGAAGACCTTCGGGACAGTTGACCCCCAAACCGTCTTCACCGGCTCCGCTACTTGGAATCCGGGGACTGTCGGTTCATGGGTGGCAAAGTCAGTCAGCGTGTCGTGTCCGGGTGCGACGGTGGGGATGTTCGTGAAGTGCTCTCTTTCGTCTTTGGATGACGGGCCCAACATGTTCACAGTTTCGATTTCGGGCTTTGTGGAATCTGGCGGCGGCTCCGTCCGGGTGTCCCTTGCGAACATGAAAAGCGCATCCGTCGCCATTCCCAGCGGAACCGTCAAGGTCAGTGCATCGGCCACTTAGGAGCAGTTGTATGACAATCACCAGCACTCAAAATCGGATCACCTACGCGGGCAACGGGGCACCGGGTGTGCCTGGGGTGACCGCATTCTCGGTGCCGTTTCGGTTCCTCGCACCCGGCGACTTGGTGGTGCTCGTCCGCGACAACGCCACGGGCGTGGACACCACCAAGACCCTGGATACGCATTACTCGGTGGCCGGCGAGGGTGCAGCAGCGGGCGGCACGGTGACGTTCCTGATCGAAGACGGGGAGCCGCAGACCGGCGAGACGCTGATTATTTACGGCAACCCGGCGCTCACCCAGACGGTGGACTACATCAGCGGCGGCGTCTTCCCAGCGGAGACACACGAGCAGGCCATGGACTTGCTGACCCTCCAGCAGGCGCGGACTCG